CTGTCCTGGACAGAAGGGTCATAGGTGACAAAGGTATCGCCCAAAGTGGGCGAAGAGCTGAACTCACGAACAAGGGTCCAGAACTTAAGAGTATCATGGAAGTCACCATGGACGCTATTACGAATCTGTTTCCAGTCTGAGTAACGGGACTGATACCCAAACAGGGGATACACCCCATCAGCGTTCTGAGTAACGTTAGCTGGAGAAGCAAACAGCTCATACCTGTCTACCTGCTGCTCACCGAGCTTCGCGAAGGTAGGCCAGGGATAGTCAAGGAACGACCACCGAGTAAACATACGGGGCAAGCCCTGATGATACGAACCAGGAGACATGATTGACATGATACCCATAACGAAACCATGTTCAGGAACGAAGTACTTGAAAGAGTTGGTGTTACCATAACTGACACCGTGACCGGCGAGGTTCGCCAACGGTACTGTATTGTCATCCTGGTTCTGTGAGTAGGCAGTAGAGACGATCTCACTGATCTTGACAGGAACGACGCCGCCGCCAAGATACTCAGCCCGCTGCAAGCGGGAGTCTTGCGGGCGGACGCCGAAGTGAGCCTGGGTAGAATCAACGTATCGGCTACCGCCGACTGCATTACGTTCGAGCCACACCTGGAGAGCATAGGCGGTACGGAAGTCATTGATAGACACAGAAGACGCGTCAATATCGACGCTATCGATGTTCTCAACACGAAGAGCATGGTCTTCATCATCGACCATGTTAAACGAACCACCGCCGTTAAACGAAGCAGGACCGGCAGAGGGAGCCGTACCAGGCTGTGCGCTCCACTCGAATCGCGACTGAGCGAGATAGTTAACAGAGCCGGTACCTGCAAGAGGCATGAGCACCTCATCACCACGTTGTGTGAATGGTAGAGCGGTGGTAAAGTAATCAGCCTCCCAACCACGGTTGTGGAGCTGAAAGATAGACACAAGAGCAATCCGGCCTGAAGGCCGGGGGAACTCGAATCCGAGAACATCATCTTCGACGTAGTTACGATCACGGTAGTAATCGAGCCATATCTTCTGATACGCAAGGAACGGAAGAACGTTAATACGCTTGCCGTCATAAGACGCCGGGTTGGTATAACCCGGCAGATCCTCGAAGATAGGGACACCGAGATAATCGGCAAGCGACGAGACAGTAAACGGGGAAGGCGAGTAACCCAACGCAGCGCCTATATCTTCGTAAGGCGGAATGGGCGCATTATCAGGATCAACGGAAGCGCCAAGACGACCCCCTGTGAAAAACTCCTCAGAGTCTGCCCACAGCAGACGAAGGGGGACGAAGAAGAAGTGCACATAGACTTTGAACTCCCCGTATATAGGAGCCACCAGAGGCGCCAAGCGCACAAGCATCTCAGTAGAGCCGTAGAACGTATCTGACGGAATACACTCAGAGATAAAGCAAGGCGTAAGACGACCAGCTCGCGTAGTGAGCGGCTTAGAGTGAGACATATCGAACTCTGAACGTTGCGGACGATGCAGCTGCACAGAGGTATTACCAGCGAATTTACTCATATTGATTGAGTTGATTTAGAATGGGCACGAATCCTTTCAGCAGTGATACGTTGTTGCTCGCGCCGATAAGCAACGTATTCACTATAGCTTAGTTGTAACATAGAGGGACGACGACTATAGGCTAACTCCCTCTCAAACCACTCTTTATCGACCTGGACAGCTATACGAACCTGGTCGATCTTAGAGAAGAGCTTTTGTTTAAAGTAACGAGGTAGGTGGCGTTGTTCGCCACCTACCATAACATAATTACGCCTATCAGACTGATGCCACTCACGCATAGCAGGCGTAAGATAACAAGCGCCAAGACCCGGCTTGCGCGACATCAAGGAAAAGGGACGAACACGATTGTGCGTCATCATTGCAGCTTTCGCATTAACGAGATAACCCAAGGTATACATGATACTCTCTTGAGTAACGGTGCCAATATGGACAAGACCCATTGTCCAGGACGATTCAATAACAGAATCAGGCACATCACCGAAAAGTATAACATGATAGTGAGGACGATAAGTACTGCTACCATACTCACCGACAGCGTAATAACGGAGAGTATAGCCAGCTTTACGCACACGTTTGAACCACTTTTGCAAGTCTGACTTGACCAGCTGAGCAGTTCCTTTATCGAACGTAAGGTGAGCATTAGCGTATGTTAGCGTGACAAACTTAGACACGACGTGAAGACGGGACTCATAGTACAGACGAGTAGCCCAATCCATACGTCTATTAACCCCACATTGGGGGCAGCGACCGCAAGGAACACGGATATCATGCTTCGCGATGTAGATCGGTTTCAAGCACTCCATTCTCTTTGACCCACTTCTCGCGGATATCAACATTAGCACGATAGTACTTAGCACGACGCTTCGCCTCCTGTGGAGTCTCGAAGACGTTACCTTGAGACAGGTGAATGATGCAGCGTGTAAGCTGCTTAAACGTGAACAGCTTCTTAATGCCGTCGACGTCATGAGCGGTTACGTAGCCTTTCAAAACTTAGTCCCTCCGCGACGCATTGTGTAGGTGGACGACAAGTGGCGGCCACGGCCGCCACGACCTTTACCGTGGAACTTTTTTCCGTGGCCACGGCCACGACCTTTTCCTTTTCTCATAAAGCTTTCATTAAAAGTAATTGAACGAATTGAAGAATTTGTTGCGGGCCAATATCGCCGTCGGCCATAAACTTCTTCTGAACCTCCAGGATAGCATTCTGGAACTCTTTGGACTTAAGTACCTCAGCCTTAATCTTAGCGTCTTGCGTGTTAAGGTTGAATTTCTGTTCCAGAAGCTTTGTCTCCTGCCAGACTTTAGCGAGCGCGGCAGGCCCCATGCCTGCCGCCTGGGTATTAGCAATTTTCTGACCACGCAGCTGTTCCTGTTTGAGGTTAGCAGTAGTAACGAGAGACTGTATTGTTGCTTTGAAGCCCGCATCATCCAAGAGCGGATTTTTAGCGATAACCTGAGCCTGGAGCTTCGCAACCTCGGTCTGAGCGTGCTTCTGCATTGTTGAAGCATTCTGCGCAGAGACTTGAGCATTGGTTAATCTGGTTTGGTTGAACTCCTGGACTGTGTCCGAGGCGGTTTTTCGTCCTGAGAGCAGGTCGGTTGGTCTGATTTCTGGGTAAGAAAGAGCAGCACTTTGATTACCTGGAGAACCTTGCCCATAAATGAGGTTGGGGTTAAGGCCGGCTTCCTGGAAGCGGGCGATTTGGTTTGTTGGTTTGTTGTACTCATTTTGTTCAGCTTGATAGCGTTCATTAGCATCGGCCTGAGTTTTTGCAAGAGCCTGATTGGCCGAAATCTGGCGTTCTTGAGCCTTCTTATTTTGGCTGTTGGTGATAAGCGCGGCCACTATGGACACGACACCGGCAATGATAGCACCCCACATTACGTGTCAGACTTAAGTGCATCAGCCTGTTTAGCGTTCTGGTAGCGACCGTAGATAAACCTGGCCACCATCTTCATGAGGTCAGGATCGGAATGGATTGAGTGAATACAACCCATAGCATTTTCGAGGTCATACTTGAGACGTTGCTCTACTACCTCGAGAGTGATCTCAGCTCCTGGAGCTGAGGTCAGATTTGTGCTTGATTTTTCCATATCACAAATATAGTGACTTGGTGTCACTTAGCATAGTATATCAAGTAAATACTATGCAACCTTTCCGAAAGGTTTTCCACTGAGGTGGACAACCTGGTATTTGAATAAGTGTATAGAATACACCTATAAGATTTTTAGTTGAAAAACTAAAAGAGATAGGCGCCAGCTGGCGATCCCATGGACCTCTCCTAGTGGCTCCGGTCATACCACGCGTATCGCGCGTCGTCAGTCGTACCTCCTTCCTAACACTGCATGCTGTGACGTCCTCGCAACATCGTCGAGGGGATCGCTGTTTAGCGGACTGCTGACGCCTGATAAATGAAACGGCCAACCAGGTAAACCTGGAAGGCCGTTAGTCGACAAGCGACGAGAATTAGCCCACCTTCGGCGGGCTGTCAGAAGGCGGAGCCTGCCCCTGACCTGGGCTACCTGTCACGACCCCTGAAGGGGTGGGCCCAGGAGCGGGGCTCTCCACCTTCTTAGGGCGGACCGCCGCGACCTTAGCACGGACAGAAGCGATACGGGCATCGCGATCGACCATATCCTCACGAGAGATCTTCTCAAGATCGCCGAGCCCTTCAACATAGATACCGTCTTCTCTGGAGACAGGAAGCACCTGACGACGGACATAACGAACAAGGATCTGACGAATGGACAAGGACTGATCCGGAACTGTGACAAGCTTCTCACCAGAGAAGCTTTGTCCTACGACCTTGACGGTCGGATAGAGTTGTAACTGACTCATTGGAACCCGAGGTTATTAGGTGCACCGAAGTAAGGCAGAGCCCGACGAACAGATACACGGTTGTTAACGTAACACCAGAAGTTGTCACCAGAACCATTAACGGCGAATATTCTGTCCTGGACAGAAGGGTCATAGGTGACAAAAGTATCGCCCAAGGTGGGCGAAGAGCTGAACTCACGTACAAGGGTCCAGAACTTGAGGGTGTCATGAAAGTCACCATGGACGCTATTACGAATCTGTTTCCAATCAGAGTAACGAGACTGATAGCCAAAGAGGGGGTAAACCCCATCGGCATTTTGCGTCACATTAGCTGGAGAAGCGAAGAGCTCATACCTGTCTACCTGCTGCTCTCCGAGCTTCGCGAAGGTAGGCCAGGGATAATCGAGGAACGACCACCTGGTGAACATACGGGGCAACCCCTGATGGTACGAACCAGGAGACATGATCGACATGATGCCCATCACGAATCCGTGTTCAGGAACGAAGTACTTGAATGAGTTGGTGTTCCCATAACTAACACCGTGACCGGCGAGGTTCGCCAACGGTACTGTATTGTCATCCTGGTTCTGAGAGTACGCAGTAGAAACGATCTCAGAGATCTTAACAGGAACGACGCCACCGCCAAGATACTCAGCTCGCTGCAAGCGAGAATCTTGCGGGCGGACACCGAAATGGGCCTGAGTAGAATCAACATAGCGGCTGCCGCCGACTGCATTACGTTCGAGCCACACCTGGAGAGCATAGGCAGTGCGGAAGTCATTAATAGAGACAGAGGACGCGTCGATATCGACGCTATCGATGTTCTCAACACGAAGAGCATGGTCTTCATCATCGACCATATTGAATGAACCACCGCCATTGAACGACGCAGGACCGGCAGAAGGAGCCGTGCCCGGCTGGGCACTCCACTCAAACCTGGACTGAGCGAGATAATTCACAGAGCCGGTACCTGCAAGGGGCATGAGCACTTCATCACCACGTTGTGTGAAGGGTAAGGCGGTGGTAAAGTAATCAGCCTCCCAACCACGGTTGTGGAGCTGGAAGATAGACACAAGAGCGATCCGGCCTGAAGGCCGGGGGAACTCGAATCCGAGAACATCGTCTTCAACATAGTTACGATCACGATAGTAATCGAGCCATACCTTTTGATAAGCAAGAAACGGCAACACATTGATACGCTTGCCATCGTAGGATGCCGGGTTAGTATAACCCGGCAGATCCTCGAAGATAGGGACACCGAGATAATCGGCAAGCGACGAAACAGTAAACGGGGACGGCGAGTAACCCAACGCAGCGCCTATATCTTCGTAAGGAGGAATAGGTGCATTGTCGGGATCGACTGAAGCGCCGAGACGACCACCTGTGAAGAACTCCTCAGAGTCTGCCCACAACAGACGAAGAGGAACGAAGAAGAAGTGAACGTAGACTTTGAACTCGCCATAGATTGGAGCCACAAGAGGCGCCAAGCGCACAAGCATCTCCGTAGAGCCATAGAACGTATCCGAAGGGATACACTCAGAGATGAAACATGGCGTAAGACGACCAGCCCGCGTAGTGAGCGGCTTAGTGTGAGACATATCGAACTCTGAACGTTGCGGACGATGCAATTGAACAGAGGTATTACCTGCGAACTTACTCATAATGATTGAGTTGATTTAGAATGAGCGCGAATCCTTTCAGCAGTGATACGTTGCTGCTCGCGCCGATAAGCAACGTATTCACTATAGCTTAGTTGTAACATAGAGGGACGACGACTATAAGCTAACTCCCTCTCAAACCACTCTTTATCGACCTGGACAGCTATACGAATCTGGTCGATTTTCGAGAAAAGCTTTTGTTTGAAGTAACGAGGTAGGTGGCGTTGTTCGCCACCTACCATAACATAATTGCGCCTATCGGACTGATGCCACTCACGCATAGCAGGCGTAAGATAACAAGCGCCAAGACCTGGCTTGCGCGACATCAAGGAAAAGGGACGGACACGATTGTGCGACATCATTGCAGCTTTCGCATTAACGAGATAACCCAACGTATACATGATACTCTCTTGAGTAACGGTGCCAATATGGACAAGGCCCATTGTCCAGGACGATTCAATAACAGAATCAGGCACATCACCGAAAAGTATAACATGATAGTGAGGACGATAAGTACTGCTACCATACTCACCT